CAGTTCCTCAGCCTGCATACGCTGGATGTCGATGTCCCGCAGATACAGCGCATACAGTTTGAGCGCCTCGTCCAGTGAGTAGCAGTTTTCCAACTCCCACTTGGAGGCAAGGCCTGCTTTAATCAGCACATACATCCGCAGCTCCAGTTCGCCAAACTGCGAGGTGTCTAGATGGCCGTAGCGCTCTGGGTCATCGGAGCTGCCTGATCCTGGCCGCGCTCTCCAAAGAGGCTGCCGACTCTCTCGAAAAAACCGCCGAAGTTCTCCTTGAGGACATGGAAGGCCAGCACATACATCATGTCAACCTGTCCGCAGAAAATTTCGTCTGCCTGATCCTCGGTCAACCACTCCCCTGTAGATTTGGGGACAATGTTCTGGGAACAAAGAAGCTTTTTGAGCAGTTTTTCCAGCTTGTCCCCGCTTAAACCCGCAAAGGCGGCGGAAAGCTGCGGTGCAATGTTGTTCAGGTCATCGTCCAAGCTGAGCTTTTTGTCCTTAAAGAGCGGCGCCAAAGCTCCGACCGCCGGCAGCAGCAGTCCGGCAATCTCGCCGGACAGGTTCGCCGCCGTGAAGG